CAGGAAGTGGAGAAATGAGGCCTCGTGGCGAGGTTCGTCAGGCGCTCGCCGACGCAGCAAAAGCTCTTGCAATGGAGGCAGGCGCAGCCACCTGGCGCGACCTCACCCAGCGCGCCTGTGTCGGCGTGAAGGTCGGTCGGCAGACCGTCGAGAACATGGTCCGCGCCGGCGAGTTGGAGCGCCGCGGGTGCTTGCACGTCGAGGGATCCAGGCGACCGCTGGCCATGTACGCGCCACCGGCACGGTCGGTTCAGGGTGCGATGAATCTTGACAGTGTGCTGCGCAGTTGGTCGCGCGGCTGACAACAGAAAACGAGACCAACATGATCGGATGGGGAAGGGGGCCGCGTGGCAACTGAACGCGACCCCATTGACTTTGCGGGACTGAGCGAGAGCCTGCTGGACCGCGCCGGCACGCTCGTGCCGCAATGGCTGGACGGCGGCAAGAAGGTCGGCAAGAACTGGATGTGCGGAGGGTTCGAGGGCGGTCCGGGTCGCAGCCTCGGAGTGAACCTCGACACCGGCGCATGGGGCGAGTTCGCAACCGGCGACAAGGGCGGCGACCTCATCAGCCTCTACGCCGCAATCCACAACCTGTCGCAGATCGAGGCCGCGCGCCAGATCATGCGCGACTTCGGGTGGGAGAAGTCCCGCTCAGTGCAGGCGCCTGCACATCGGAAAGGTGGCCCCGCGAGTCCCCAGCGGGAGACTCCTGCAGGCCCACCGGCGGACGCGGAGGAGAGCGGCAAGCGCAAGAGCGTCTGGCGCGCGGTGGTGCCCGTGCCGACCAACGCGCCGCCGCCGGACTTCAAGCACTGGGAGCGCAAGCCAGAAGACATCGAGGGCCGATGGGAGTACCGATTCGAGGACCAGCTCTATGGCCACGTCGTCCGATTCAGGACAAGCACCGGCGGCAAAGACATCATGCCGCACACCTGGTGCGTCGATGAATCCGATGGTCGCGGCACCCAGCGCTGGCACTGGAAGCAATGGGATGAGCCTCGCCCGCTGTACGTGCCCGCGACACTGCTGAGCGGAGACCCGGCGACGACACCTGTGGTTCTCGTCGAGGGTGAGAAATGCGCGAAGGCTGGCTTCGACCTTCTCCCCAGCGAGTTCGATTTCGTCAGTTGGCCAGGCGGTGGCAATGCCTGGGCGAAGGCCTCGTGGAACTGGCTGATGGGTCGGACGGTCTACCTGTGGGCCGATTGCGACGCGAAGCGCGTGAAGCTGACTGCGGAGGAGCGCAAGGCTGGCGTCGATCCGATGAGCAAGCCCCTGCTGCCCGACCACAAGCAGCCAGGCGTGCACGCGATGACCCAGATCGGGTCGAAACTTGCGGCCGACCTCGGTTGCACCGTCTACTGGTGCCCGGTTCCCGCGGCCGGCAAGATGTCCGATGGCTGGGACCTGGCAGACGCAATCGCCCAGGGGTGGGGGCCAGAAGAAGTCCGCGCATTCATCCGCGGTGCTCGGGCCTTCGTGCCTCCCGATGGCACCGCACGCGCGAAAGCCGCTCCAATCGAGGGTTCGGCTGGCGCGGGCGACCAGGTGGACGCGGCGGATGCGTGGCGCTCCAAGCTGATCCCCACGGACAAGGGCGGGATCAAGGCCTGTCGTGAGAACGTTGTGTTGGCGCTCGACGGAATGCGCCTGACCGATGGTGTGTGGCTGCCAGGCGCGTCAGAGGCCGCCGGCGTGATCGCGTACAACGAGTTCACGAACAACGTTGAGATGCTTCGCGACCCGCCGTGGGTCGGCAGGGCTGGCAAGTGGGGCGAAGAAACCGAACTGGAGATGGGCGACTGGTTGGCCCGCGAGCTGTGGCTTCCACCGATGAGCCGCCAGACCTTGGAAGAAGCGGTGCTCATGGTCGGTCGACGGCGCACCTATCACCCGCTGCGCCAGCGATTCGAGGCACTGCGCGGAACCTGGGACGGAACGATGCGTTTGCCTTCATGGCTGCAGCGATGCTGCCTGGAGGGCGGGCCGCTGCATAAGGAAGATCCGCTGCGGCGCTACCTTGCACGCGTCGGCACGTGGTTCATGATGGCGATCGTCAAGCGCATCATGTCGCCAGGCTGCAAGTTCGATTACATGCTCGTCCTCGAAGGTTCGCAGGGCCGCTACAAGTCGACGCTGGCCAGCATCCTGAGTTGCGGCTACTTTGCCGACACAGGCCTTGTCCTCGGCGACAAAGACAGCTATCAGAACCTGCAGGGGAAAGCAGTCTACGAATGGGCCGAGCTGGACGCGCTGGCCCGCGCTGACGTGCGCAAGGTGAAATCGTTCATCAGCAGCACGACGGACTACTTTCGCGCGAGCTTCGACAAGCGGCCTCGTGACTACCCGCGCCAGGTCGTGTTCATCGGTACCACCAACGAATCGCACTACCTCAGCGACCCGACAGGGAACCGACGCTTCTGGCCGGTGCGTGTGACCAGGCAAATCGATCTGGATTGGGTGATCGCGAACCTCGACCAGATGCTGGCGGAGGCGCTGCACCGGGTAGAAGGCAACGAGCGCATGTGGCCCACGCCGGAGGAGCAGGCCGAGCTGTTCGGGCCTCAGCAAGGTGATCGCATGATCGAAAGCCCGCTGGAGGCAGCGATACGCGAGTACCTCTATGACGAAGACCAGCGCGTGGGCGTGAACGGCCTCAATGGCGCGTTGCTGGAGCGCATCGCGCTGAAGGATCTGCTTGCCGCAGTGGGCTTGCCGCTGGAAAAGCAGACCTCCCTGGTGACGAAGGAAGCCTCGGCCGTCCTGGGCCGGCTTGGCTGGGATCGCCAGACGCGCATGTCATCGAAGGAAGACGTGAAGCGGCCGTGGCTGTACCACCGGCCCGGCAGCAAGGGCAATCACATGCCGAGCGGCAGCTCGGGGACGGCCGGCAGGCCTGATGGCTCCCCGCAGGGGCTTGATTCAACGGAGGCCGCAGATGCCTGCCCGTTCTGACCAGCGATCGTGCAGCGGCACGGAAAAGGTCGGGGCAGGCGCGGCTGAGCCTATGTGACGCACCGCGACCAGGCGCGCCTGGAGCAGGGCTGTCCACGTGTCCACATGGCTGTGAGGAGTTCCGGGGCCGCTGTTCATCGGCCTATCCGGTTGCTGGGCGGAGCTTTGCCCGGAGTTCACGCGGTCCATGCAGCAGCGCGGCCGGGCATGCAGGCACAGACAGGTGCGCACACGTGAGGCTCGTTCGCATTTAACTCTCTATGAATTCAGGTGGACAGATGGACAAGGAAAAGGGTGGGAAGCGGTGGGGGTGGTTGCCTGCGGAGATGCCAGGGATTGCGGCGCAGGTGGCCGAGAAGCGAAGAAAGTGGGGGGCGGCCCACGTCAATGAGTGCTGGCGGCGTGGCGTCGAGCTGAAGCAACCAGGCTGGTTCTTCGCGCGGGAGGGCGCGTTGGCGGTGGGCACGCCTAGCGATGACCCGGTGATGGCGAACTTCGCGGCGGCCAACGTCACGAGCACCCAATCACTGCTGGTGATCCGAGAGCCGGAGGCAGACCGTGGCGCGCATTGAGTGGGTGAAGTCCAGGCTGGAGAACTGGTCCCGCTGGGTGGTTCAACGCGAGGCAGGGGGCTCCGGCTATCCGAAGCAGGCGCCCTTCGCGCGCATCGGCGGCGTCAGTGCGTCGACGGAATCGATGATCCCGGTCGACGACATCGATGCATCTCGCACTCACGACGCGATCGAAGGCATGCGGTTGCTCCACAGCCCGCTGTGGCTCGCCATCCAATGCCACTACGTTGGCGATCCACAGGCGCCTGCACGGCGTCGCCGGCCGATGAGCACCGAGGAGATCGCGCAGCGCATGCTGCTCACGCGCCGTGCGGTTCAGCAGCGCCTGGAGACGGCCGACGCCATGTTGGCCGGCGCCCTGAACCGACGCGAACGCGCGTAGAGGGGTTTTACGGAATTCGCCGATCACCTACATTTCTGGCACGCTGCGCGAGGGGTTTGACTCAACGCAGCACGCGCCCGGTGGACATGTCCAGCCGGGCGCTTTGCTTTGAGCAAGGCAGCATGCAGATCGGCGTCAAGACGAACATCGCGGCGGTGCTGGCGCGCATGGACGGCTATCGTCGCGACGTAGTCGAGAAGGCAGTGCCGCGTGCGCTGAACCGCACCGGCGAGATGGCCGCCACCGCGGCGTCCCGTGAGCTTCGGTCCAGCGGCTACAACTTCAGCGCCGGCGAGATCAAGAAGGCGATCTCGCTGAGCAAGGCCTCACGCGGACGCCTGGTGGTGACGATGAAGGTCAAGCGCAACACGAAGAGCCTGATGGAGTTCAGCCCACGCCAGTCGAAGGAGGGCGTCTCGGTGAAAGTGCACGGGCAGCGCAAGATGATCAAGGGCGCCTTCATCGCCCAACTGCGCAACGGCAAGTCCGGCGTCTATGTCGAGGACAAAACAGCCGGCAAGACGGTGATCCGGTTCGCAAAGCAGTACAAGCGTGGCAGCCGCGGCGGATGGCATGACTTCCCGGTACGCAAGCTGTACGGACCCAGCGTAGGGGGCTCGTACTCGACCGAACGAATGCAAGACATCATGCGGCGCTTCATCGCCGAGGCCTTCGAGGGTCGTCTCTCCCAAGAGATCAAGTTCCTCTCGCGCTGAAATTTTTGGGTCCCTGTTGGCTCGAAGAAACGCGCAGTCCATGACCCCGAATTTCGCCTAGTTTCGGCGGAGTCAGGGGGGCCATAACCAGACCATCGCATGCCCACACAGAAGGTGATCGCCGAGCACCTGGACGTCAACCAGTCCGAGGTCAGCAGGCACATGGCCGAGCTGGGCATCGACTGGAAGAAGGCGACGCTGGACGAAATTCGCGTGGCCTACATCCGCAAGCTGCGCGGCGTGGCCGCGGGCCACAAGTCGCACGACGGGCTCGACCTGACGCGCGAGCGCGTGCTGACCGAGCAGGTCGAGCGCGAGCTGAAGCAGTACGAGCTGGCGGAGAAGAAGGGCGCCCTGGTCAGCGTCGCACAGCTGGAGCCCGAGCTGAAGCAGATGTTCGGGGCCTTCAAGACCGAACTGCTGGCGCGTGACGACAAGCTCAAGGCCGAGCTGGACGCGCTGTACGGCATCGATGTTGATGCCTCGCTACTGGAAGAACACACGCGTGCTGCACTCACCCAACTTGCTCGATACGACCCCGAGCGTGATGGGCATGGTGCGTCGGCTGGCGGCGATGATGGCGCCGGCGCCGAAGATGACGACGACGGAATGGGCGCGGCAACACCGTCGCATGTCGTCGAAGTCGACGGCCAGGCCGGGGGTCTACAACCCTGACCTGACGCCCTGGGTCATCGGCATGCATGAGGCGCTCGACGACCCGAAGGTCTTCGAGGTGGTCGGCCGCAAGTCCGCGCAGATTGCGTGGACGGACGGCGTGCTGCTGAACCACATCGGGAAGCGGATCGACATCGACCCGTGCCCGATGATCGTGATGTTCGCGAAGGAAGGGTCGGCCAAGGCCTTCGACCGCGAGAAGTTCACGCCGATGGTCGAGGTCACACCGCGCCTGGCGGAGAAGATCCCGGTCCACAAGGCGCGGGATCGCAACAACGGGTGGGACTACAAGGGCTTCCCGGGCGGATTCCTGAAGTTCGTCGGCTCGAACAGCGCCGATTCGGTGAAGTCGACGCCGGCGCCGTTCGTTGCGGTGGAGGAGCCGGACGACAGCAACCGCAACGTGAAGCAGCAGGGCGACACCATCGCGTTGCTGCGGGAGCGGCTGAAGAGCTACACGCGCCGCAAGATGGTGTTCGGCGGCACGCCGACGATCGAAGGCTTCAGCGCGATCGATGCGGCCTACAGGGGCAGTGACCAGCGGGAGTTCTGGGTGCCGTGCCCGCACTGCGGCGAGTTCCAGACGCTCGCCTGGGAGCATGTCAAGTGGCTCGACGACCCGGCGATGTCGCACGAGGTCTTCGGACACGCCGTGCCGGAGAGCGCGCGCTACCGTTGCCCGCACAACGGATGCCTTTGGACCGACGCCGAGAAGAACCGCGCGGTGCGCAAGGGCGAGTGGCGGGCCTCGCAGCCGTTCCACGGCATCGCAGGGTTCTCGATCAACGAGCTGTACAGCCCGTTCCCGGGCTCGCTGATGGCCCGCCTGGTCGAGAAGCGCCTGACGGCCGAGCACGCGCTCGCGCAGGGTGACGACACCAAGATGCGGGCCTTCCGGAACAACACCGAGGGCCGCGCCTACGCTTACAAGAGCACGGTGCCGAGCGCGGACAAACTGCGCGAGCGGGCCGAGTCGTACCCGGAGCTGACCGTGCCCTGGGGCGGCGTGGTCCTGACCGTCGGCGTCGACGTGCAGCATGACCGGCTGGCCGTCGTGATCCGCGCGTGGGGCCGGGGCGAGGAGAGCTGGCTGGTCTGGTGGGGCGAGGTCTACGGCCGCACGCTCCTGGTGAAGTGGAACGACGACGGCGGCCTCAACCGCGAGGAATCCGGGGCCTGGTGGGACCTGGACCAGCTGCTCACCAGTTCATTCCCGCATGCGGGCGGGGCGCCGCTGCGCATCCGGGCGGGCACGATCGACTCCGGCGACGGGCAGACGATGGACGCGGTGTACAGCTATGTGCGCCGGCGGATGACGATGGGCTTGATGGCCGGCAAGGGAGAGTCGCACGATCCGAAGCGCGATGTCTTCACGCCGCCGAAGCTGAGCATCGACACCACCGGCAAGCACAAGCCGCACCCCTCAGGCGTGCGGCCGTTCATGGTCGGCACGCAGGTGGCCAAGGACCTGGTGCTTGGGGTGGACGAACAGGGCGGGCGGATCAAGCTGCTCGGCAACGGCCCTGGACGCATGCACTGGTACCGCGATGTGCGGCCGGACTACTACGACCAACTGACCGCCGAGGTCAAGGTCCCGCACAAGACGATCCGCGGCCGATTCACCTGGCAGTGCCAGGCGGGCCGACGCAACGAAGCGACGGACTGCGAGGTCTACGCCCTCCACGCGGCACGCAGTCTGAAGCTGAACCTCTGGGGCGAGGCGCGATGGCTGGCCGAGGAATCGGTGATCAAGCAGCCGGCGCTCTTCGGCGAGCCGACGGCGCCGGTGGCTCTGCCCCCGGGTGCTGTGCAGGCGCCTGCACAAGACGCTCCGACCACGGAAGCGCCCTCCGCGGCGCCGGTCGATGAAGCGCCGGTGCAGGCGCCTGCGAGGGCGGCGCCGGCGTCGAAACGTAAGGAACCGACAACCCCGTCCTCCGGGCGCGTGCCACGTGCCGGCGGTTGGTCTGCAAAGAAATGGTGATGAACCGATGAACATCTTCGCAACCCTTCCCAGCGGCGACAGCGCCACGTGGGTGGACGACCCGGTCAAGCTGCCGGACGGCCGCCAGGCGGACGCGAGCGCATGGACGCTCAAGTACTCGCTGCGGGGCGCCAGCGTGCTCGACCTGGTGGCGGTGGCCAGCGGCAAAGGCTGGAGCACGTCGATCACAACGGCGCAGAGCGCCGCCCTGGTGGCCGGCACCTACGTGTGGTCGGCAGCGATCAGCAAGGCCGCGGAGCGCCTCACCATCGGCAATGGCTCGGCGGTGATCACCCCCGATCTGAGCGCCGTCAGCGCGGCCTACGACGGCCGCAGCCTGGCGCAGAAGGCGTTGGAGGCCTGCGAGGCGGCGATGGCCACCTTCAACGCAACAGGCGGGAAGGTGAAGAAGTACGAGATTGCGGGCCGCACGATGGAGTTCCAGACCATCGGCGACCTGATGACCTTGCACAGCTTCTGGAAGCTGAAGGTCACCGGGGAGCAATCGGCGAGTTCGATCGCCAACGGCCTGGGCAACCCGCGCAACCTGCTGGTGCGCTTCGTGAAGGCTGGCCGATGAGCACGATCCGTCCGTGGTACAACGCCGCGCGCGTGACCCTGCCGACGGGCTCGGTGATCCCGGATTTGACCGTCAAGCGCAGCCTGGTCCTCGACAAGTGGGGCCAGCAGCGGGCGGCCCAGCGCAGCGCGGCCGTGCAGCGCGATCGGCTGCAGCAGCAGTCACGGGCCTACGCCGGCGCCGAGGGTTCGCGCCTCACGTCCGACTGGACGGCGTTGAGCACCAGCGCGGACAGCGAGACCCTGACCAGCTTGCGCGTGCTGCGGGCCCGCTCGCGTCAGCTCGTGCGCGACAACGAGTACGCCAAGCACGCGGTGCGCGTCATCCAGAACAACGTGGTCGGTGGCGGCATGGGCATGCAGGCGCACGTGACGAACACGCGCGGCAAGCTGCAGACGGCCATCAATGACAGCATCGAGGAGGCCTGGGCGGACTGGTCGGACCGCAAGACCTGCCACACGGCTGGCCTGCTGGGCTTCTCCGACCTGGAACGCGTGGTGATGTCCCAGCTCGTCACCGCCGGCGAGGCCATCGTGCGCAAGGTACGCCAGCCGTTCGGCAACGGCCGCATTCCGCTGGCGCTGGAAGTGATCGAGGCGGATCGCCTGCTGGACGTGTGGCAGACCGCCCGCGCGCCGAACGGCAATGCCATCCGCATGGGCATCGAGATCGACACCTGGCACCGGCCGGTGGCGTACTGGTTCTCGCCGCAGCACCCGGGGGACTACCAGTTCACCAGCTTCGAGCCCTCGCGCTTCATGCGCGTCCCGGCCGAGGACATCATCCACCTGTACATCATCGACCGCTGGCCGCAGACGCGGGGGGAGCCGTGGTTCCATGCAGCGCTGCGCGGCCTGCACAACGTGTCGGGTTACGAAGACGCGGAGGTCACCAAGGCTCGGGCGACCGCCAACATCGTCGGCTTCATCAAGAGCCCCGATGCGCTGACGCCCGACGCCATCGTCGACGGTCGCCGGATCATCGACACCGAGCCAGGCACGTGGCAGACCCTGCTGCCTGGTGAGGACATCGCCGGCTTCAACGCCAGCACGCCGAACCCGGCCATGGACCCGTTCCTGCGCTACATGGTTCGCAAGTTCGCGATCGGCGTCGGCATCAGCTACGAAAGCGTCAGCCGCGACTACAGCCAGGCGACCTACAGCAGCAACCGCATGTCGCTGCTCGACGATCGCGACCTGTACCGGGTGCTCCAGGGGTTCCTGTGCCGCAACCTGCGGATGGACATCCATCGCGAGTTCCTGGACGCCGGCGTGCTGGTCGGTGCCATCAAGACGGGCACCGACTACTACAGCGGGCCGAAGAAGTACCAGGCTGTGCGCTTCAAGCCGCGCGGCTGGAGCTGGATCGATCCGAGCAAGGAGGTCGCCGCCTACAAGATGGCCGTGCGCAACGGCTTCATGACGCAGGGAGACGTGGTCGCGCAGACCGCGAATGGCGTCGACCTGGAGGACGTGCTGAAGGAGCGCCGCGCCGAGCTGGACATGGCGGCCGAGCTGGATCTCGTGTTCGATAGCGATCCCGCGCAGGTCAACGACAAGGGCCAGGAGCAGGCGCCTGCCAGCGGCGGCGACGGCGCCGCGCCGGTGGCGGATGCCGATACGCCGGAGCAGCCCGCGCAGCAGGGCGACCAGGCCGACAAGTAGGTCGGACACCACCGCACAGAAGGCCACCTCCGGGTGGCCTTTTCTTTGACCCGAAGGAATCCTCATGACGATCAGGAAACGTCCCGACACGCTGGCGGCGCAGTGCCGCAGCATGAGCCTGCGGCTTGAGCGCAGCGCCGACCAGGCCGACGGCGTCGTCGACCTCGAAGCCCGCACGGTGACGCTGTGCTTCGCGAGCGACACGCCGGTGGACATGTGGTACGCCACCGAAATCCTGAGCATGGCGCCCGGCGCGATGCGCATGGGTGTTCGCCAGCAGACCCTGCCGCTGCTCTTCAACCACGATCGCGATGACCTGCTGGGCGTCGTCGAGAGCCTGCGGATCGACAGCGATCGCCGCGCACGAGCGGTCGTCCGCTTCGGCAAGGACGAACGCGGCGAGTGGGCGATGCGCCAGGTCGCCGACGGCGTGCTGGTGAACGTGTCCTTCATGTACCGCGTCTTCAAGTACATCGAAGACACCGAGGCCGAGACGCTCACCGCGATCGACTGGGAAGCCTTCGAGATCACGCTGGCCACCGTGCCGGCAGACGCCACCGTCGGCGTCGGCCGCAACGCTGCCCACGCCACCGAGAACGGTGTGCAGATCGAGTCCCGATCTGCCGCCGGTACCACCCCTGCGCCTGCGGCGCCGGGCGTGCCTTCCGCGCCTGGTGCGCATTCCCTTCCATCCACTCCACAGGAGCATGACATGAACGTTCGTTTCCGCACCCACCGCCGGCAAGAGCAAGCCGAGGCGGGCACCTCCACCGGCGGTGGCACCGTGCTGCCGGCCAGCACCGTCGAGAACGGTTCGACCTCGGACCAGGTGCGCGCGCACCAGCAGCGCGGCGCCGAGGCCGAGCGCAACCGCATCAACGAGATCGAAGCGCTGTGCCGCAAGTACGACATCAGCGCCGAGGTCCGCACCGGCATGATCCAGAAGGGCGCGACCGTCGAGCAGGCTCGGCTGACGGCGGCCGACATCGTGATGGAGCGTGCGGCCAGGACCTCGGCTCCGGCCGCCGACTTCGGTGACACGCACAACCCCGACCTGTCTTCGAAGGAGAAGGCGCGGTACAGCATGATCCGCGCCGTCAATGCCTCCCTGAACGGGAAGTGGGACAAGGCCGGCTTCGAGCTGGAGTGCAACAACGAGATCTCGAAGAACCTGGGTCGTGGTCCGCAGAACGAGCGCGGGTTCTTCATCCCGACGAACATCCCGTTCGCGCAACGCGCGCCCTACGCCGTGGGAACGCCGGGCGCCGGCACCACGGGCGGCACGATGGTGGCGACGCAGCTGCTCGCCGGCAGCTTCATCGAGGTGCTGCGCAACAAGGCGCGCGTGATGCAGCTGGGCGCCACCATGCTGACGGGCCTGGTCGGCAGCGTCGACATCCCGCGCCAGACCGGCCAGTCGACGAGCTTCTGGACTGCGGAAGGGGCGAACACGTCCGAGAGCGAAGCCACGTTCGACAAGGTGAGCCTGAGCCTGAAGACGATCGGCACCTTCAGCCAGATCACCCGCAACATGCTGATGCAATCGACGCCGGACATCGACATGCTGGCCCGTGCCGACCTGCTGGCGGTGATCGCGCTCGGCGTCGACCTGGCGGCGCTGTCCGGCAGCGGCGCGGCCAGCCAGCCGCTCGGCATCGCCAACACGGCCGGCATCGGCTCGGTGGTAGGCGGCGTCAACGGCGCGGCCATCTCGATCGACAACTACATCGATCTCGAGACCGCAGTGACGGCGGCCAACGCGCCCGAGGAGTCGCTCGCATACCTGGGCAATGCCAA